CTTTCGCCGAGAAGGTCTTGCGGTGGCAGCTGTATCCGTGGCAGAAGTGGTTGCTGATCCACGGGCTGGAGAAGCTGCAGGACGGGACGTATCGGTTCCGCACGGTCGTGGTGCTCGTGGCCAGGCAGAACGGCAAGACCAGGTTGTCGCAGTGCCTGGCGTTGTTCGCGATGTTCGGGCTGCAGGTAGAGCTCGTGGTGGGAACGTCGATTGACCTGGACACTGCCCGCGAGGTGTGGGACGGGTGCCGCGAGGAGATCGACGAGAACCCGGTGTTGTCGGCGTTCGCGTTGCGCCCGGTGAAGCGCGCCGGGTCTGAGGCGATCCGGTTGACGGGCAAACGCCGGTACAAGATCAGGGCGACGGGTAAGGGCCGTGGCCTGACGGGTGACCTGCTGCTGCTGGACGAGCTGCGGGAGCACAAGTCTTGGCGGGCGTGGTCAGCGATCACGAAGACTCTGATGGCCCGCCCGAAGGCGCAGGCGTGGTGTTTCTCGAACGCGGGTGACGCTACGTCGGTGGTGCTGCGGTACTTGCGGTTGAAGGCTCACCAGGCGCTGGGTGACCCTGACGGCCTGGTGGCCACGTCTGACCCGGCGCGGTTGTTGGAGGCCGCGGAGAAGGAGATCGCAGACACCGGCGCCCCGAATGAAGCCAAGGCGGCGGCTGAGCAGGGTGCTGACGTGACGGACCCGCGGGCGCTGCTCGAGGCGATGGCGGGAGAGTCCCTGGGCCTGTTCGAGTGGTCGGCCCCGCCGGGGTGCGATGTGTGGGACCGGCAGGGCTGGACGTGGTCCAACCCTTCGCTGGGGCACGGCACCATCACTGAACGCGCGATCGCTGCCGCTGCTGCGACGGACCCCGAGCCGGAGTTCCGCACCGAGGTGTTTTGCCAGTGGATGGACGGCGCTCTCAACGGCATCTTCAAGGCGGGATCGTGGGAAGCGACAACGGTCCCCGCGTCTCGGACCAGACCTGACGCTCGCCGTGTGCTCGGGGTCGACGTGTCGTGGGACCGGTCGAAAGCTCACGTCGCCTTGGTCGGTGAGCGTGATGACGCACGGTTGCACTTCGGGATCATCGCGAGCCGGTACGGCACGGACTGGTTGGTGCCCTACTTGTCGGGCGCAACCGGTGACGACCTGCCTCAGTTCGATGCAGTGGTGGTGCAGGAGCGCGGCGCACCGGCGTCGTACTTGGTGGAGGACTTCGAGCGGGCTGGGATACCAGTGATCAAGTGGTCGGGGTCTGCGGTGCCCTCCGCGTACGCGCTGATGTATGACTTGCTCGCGCAGGATGACTCTCCGCTGGTGCACATGCCGCAACCAGTGCTCGACGTTGCTGCCGCAGCGGCCGTGTTGAAGCAGCTGGGCGACGCCCAGGTCGTGGACCGCAAGGCGTCGCCGGTGGACGCTTCGGCGCTTGTCGCGGTGATGGGCGCGCTGTGGGCGCACCGCAACGCGATACCCCCGCCTTCGGCCTACGAGACCTACGACTTCGCGGTGATCTGAGCACCGACCACAGGGAGGGTTCACCGTGGATGCACGCAGACTGATCGGCCGGACCGTGATCGTTGTGGTCACTGACGACGAGTCGGTGAAGGGAACTGTCGACGCGGCGACCGTCAAGGACAGCTTCGTCCTCGACCGGCCGGCGTTGATGACCGCCCTACCCAGCGGCGAGGTGCGTGAGCAGCTCGCCGACGGCAACGTGTGGGTGCCGACGTCGTCGGTGCGTTGGGTGCAGGTGATCTGAGGGTGGCCGCGTTCCAGACTTTGGTCGAGCTCGGCGAGGCGATGGGGCATGAGACGTCGCCGGGGATGGTGGTCGCTGACCCTGGGGTGCCGGTGTCCCGATGGGACGACGCGGACATCACCGACGTGTGGCGCTCGCAGCCGTCGGTGCGCAAAGTGCTGGACTTCAAGGCCCGGTTGATCGCGTCGACGTCGCTGCATTGCTACTCGATGGCTGAGGGCGGCCGGGAACGCGACCGCACTTCCCCGGTGGCGCGGATGCTGGCTGACCCGGAACGTTCGGGAGCGACCACGCCGTACGCGTTCTGGTCCCGGTTCGTGCTGGACCGGTTGATCTACGACCGGGCCGCAGCGATCATCCTCGACGGGCAGGACGGCGTCCCGCAGCTGGCCCGGATCCCCGCTCGCCGGTGGAAGCCGGTCGTGGACTCTTTCGACCGGGTCACTGGGGTGACGGTGTTCGACGCCCGCGGCCACGGACGGCGCCTGTCGGTCGACCAGTTCGTGCTGGTGGTGGGGTACGCCCAGCGTGGCGGGGCTGGCACGTCGCCGGTGACGACGTTGTCGGACCTGATCACCGAGATGCGTGAGGCGGTCACCTACCGGCGGGGCATGTGGCAGCGCGGCGCGCGGGCGTCGATGATGGTGTTGCGGGACAAGCCGTGGGCATCAGAGACGGCCCGGGACCGGTTCTTGCAGGGGTTCCGTGAGTTCAGCCGCGGCGGGTCCCGTGAGGGCGGCACGGGGCTGCTCGAGGACGGCATGAAGGTCGAGCAGTTGGACCAGTGGTCCCCGCAGAACGTGCAGGACCTGGAGGGTCGCCGGCTGTCGGACATCGAGGTGGCGTCGTTCTTCCAGATCCCCCCGGAGATGGTGGGGGCCCGGCAGGGCAACTACTCGAACATGGACGCGTTCCGGCAAATGCTCTACCGGGACACGCTGGGCCCGGACATCGTCGAGTGGGAGCAGGCCGTCGACCTCGGGATGAGGCATTACCTCGCTGACGGGCAGTACGTCGAGGCGAACGTGGAGGGCAAGCTGCGGGGGTCGTTCCAGGAGCAGGCTGCGGTACTGACGCAGTCCACTGGTGGCCCGTACATGCTGCGCTCTGAGGCACGGGAACGGATGAACCTGCCCCCGATCGACGGTGACGACGAGCTGATCGTCCCGCTGAATGTGTTGGTCGGTGGACAGTCGTCGCCGCTGGACGGCGGCCAGGGCCGCCCGCCGTCGCCCTCGTCGCACTCGAGCGGCTCGAAGGCAGACCCGGGGGTGCCGGTCAAGACGCGCGCCCCGGACTCGCACGAGACGAAGCACACCCAGGTGATGCGTGACTTCTTCGCTCGCCAGTCCCGGTCGGTTCGGGCGAAACTGGGCGCTGGGCAGGATTGGTGGGACGGCACCCGGTGGGACCTTGAGCTCACCAACGACCTGACGTCGTTGCACCTGCTGTCGGCGACCGTGTCGGGCCGGTCCGCGTTGGAGGCGGCCGGGTTGGACCCGGGCGACTATGACGAGGACCGGACTGTGGCGTTCCTGCGGGAGTCCGCTGCCCGTTCGGCTCAGGACATCAACATGGCCACGCTGGACCAGCTGGTGACCGCGACTGACACCGAACCCGACGCAGATGATCCACTGCCGGGCGAGGACAAGGACCCGGTGCAGGCTGTGTTCGACGCGGCGGACCAGCAGCGGGCACCGCAGATCGCGGCCACTGCGGTGACGTTCGCGTCGGGGTTCGGGGTGGTGGAGTCCGCTCGCCAGCGTGGCGGGTCGGCTACGAAGACGTGGCGGGTGACGTCGCAGAACCCGCGGCCGCAGCACAAGGCACTGGACGGCCAGACCGTCGGGCTCGACGAGGCCTTCTCGAACGGGTTGCCGTGGCCTGGCGCCGCCGGGTCCGACGCTGATGAGGTCGCCGGATGCAAATGCGCGATCGACATCGACTACTGACAGGCCAGGAGGTCTCCTGATGCTTCACAAGACAGTCACGTGCAAGGTCAACGCTGCGGGCAAGGCGGATGGTCTGCAGGAGGGCCAGTACCGGGCGTTGGTGTCGGTGTTCGGCAACAAGGACTCCTACGGTGACGTCGTCGTCCCGGGGGCGTTCGAGGACAGCTTGAAGGAGTGGGCGGACTCTGGCGACCCGATCCCGGTGTACTGGTCGCACCGGATGGACGACCCGTTCCTGAACATCGGCCGCGTCCTGGAGGCGAAGGAGACCGGCAAGGGGTTGGAGATCCTCGCCGAACTCGACATCGACGTTCCAGCCGCCGCGCAGGTGTACCGACTGTTGAAGGGGCGCCGGGTCACCCAGCACAGTTTCTCCTACGACATCGTCGCCGGCGGGTACGCCGAGCGTGAGACCGATTCGGGGGACTCGGAATCGTACTACGAACTGCGCAAGCTACGGCTGTACGAAGTGGGGCCGACCCCGATCGGCGCGAACCAAGAGACGGAGCTTCTCGCGGTGAAGACAGCCACGGCGCATGTCGCCCGCGAGGTCAAGGCAGGACGCACGTTGTCGGCTAAGGATGAGGCCGCGCTCCGTGAGGCGCACGGCACCCTCGGCGTGTTGCTGTCCTCCCTTGACACCACAGACCAGGAGAAGGCCAACACCGGCCCGGACACACCCGACGAGGAGCCGGAACCGGCCAACTCGGACAGCCCGTCAGGACTGCCCGAGGAGGAGCCGGAACCGGCCAAGTCGGGTGATCCCAAGCCGTTGCCCGCTGTGAACCTGGCAGCCCAGCAGTTCAATATCTACGCCGCCGAGTATCTCGGCGGGGAAGGAGCCTGAGATGAATCTCAAGGCCCAGCGCGCTGCCTTGGTGAAGGCAGCGCAGGCAGTGATCGCGAAGGCCCGCTCGGAGGAGCGGGACCTGACCGACGAGGAGGTCGCGGACCTGCAGTCCAAGCAGTCCGAGATCGAAGACCTCACGGACAAGATCGAGAAAGCGGAGAAGTCGTCCCAGCTGATCGCTCAGCTGACCGGCGCCGACTCCACCACTTTCGCCGACGACACCGGGCACGACCCGGACGGCGGGAAGGACACCGACGAGCCGCGCACGTTCGGTGAGCGGTTCACCGGGTCGAAGGCCTACACCGGGTTCGCGAAGCAGCACCCGACGGGCGTCGGGCAGGGCTCGATCGTGGACATCGGGAAGGTCAAGGTCGGCTCGCTCGGTGAGTGGTACGACCGCCAGGCAGGTGGCGCGAAAGCCGACGTGATCGGTTCGCCCACGGCACGGCTGGCGCCGGCCCGCTACCCCACCGTCAACACGGTCGACCGTGACCGGCTGACGCTGCTCGACCTGGTCACCCGTGGCCAGGCCGCGGGTGCGTTCGAGTACGTGCAGATCACCTCGGTGACCCGCCGTGCCGCGATCGTGCCCGAGGCGACCGCCGACGACGACGCGGCCGCGCTGAAGCCGGTCAGTGAGTTCGCGACGCAGCTCGCGGACGCCAAGCCGTACACCTACGCCGATGGTTATGTGGTGACGAACCAGATGCTGTCGGACGCCCCGGCGTTGGCGACCTACCTCAACAGTGAGGTTGGGTACTCCCTGGACTCGGTCATCGAAGACAAGCTGCTCAACGGCACCGGCACCAACGGTGAGCCGCGGGGCATCCTGAACACGACCGGTGTCCAGCAGCGCGAGTACACCGCCGCAGCGGGTGACGCGATGCCTCTGGTGAAGTCGGTCCGTCAGGGCATCACCGATGTCACCCGCACCCCGGGTGGCACGGTGACTGCGGTGATGGTCTCGCCGGAGGACGACGAGATGATCGACCTGATGCAGGACGCGCAGGACCGGTTCTACGGTCAGGGCCCGTTCGGTTCCGGACCGGGCACCCTGTGGGGTCGCCCCCGGGTGACCTCGGAGCGGCTCGCTGCGGGCCAGTACATCCTGGGTGACTTCCGGCAGGTCGCTCTGCTCGACGTGGAGGGTCTGTCGATCCTGGCGTTCAACCAGCACCGGGACTTCGCGCAGCGCAACCTGACCTACGTCCGCGCGGAGCTCCGCGCGGAGCAGGTCATCTGGAAGCCGGCGCGACTGGTCAACGGCCAGTCGGCGGCCTGACCCCAACCGGTGGTGTGGGGCCAAGCATCGTCGCTTGGCCCCACACCTCTCCCACGGATTGACAAGACCCACCCCAGGAGGGTTCATCCCATGAGTGACCTGATGATCAGTGTCGGCGGCGTCCGTTACCGCCGTGAGGAAGCCATCGCCAAGGGCCTACTGACCAAAGACGGCAAGACCACAAAGGCCGGGAACGCCCTGGACGAGGCCCACGCCGAGTCCGAGAAGGCCCGTCAGCCGCGCACTCCCCGGAACAAGTCTCGGGTGTCGACGTCGGCTGGGCCGGCTGGTGGCGGCAAGACCCCGTCCGCCGACCCGAAGCGCAAGTAGTCAGGCCGGGGTTCGCGATGCCTGATGTGGAGTTGCCTCCGCTGGTTGAGGCTGCCGCGGACCCCGCCCCTGGTGATCCCACTGCGGCCGAGCTCGCGGCAGTCTCGGCTGCTATCCGCGCGGAGTGCGGGTGGCACATCGCACCTGAGATCACGCAGACCATCGTCCTGGACTCTGACGGGGCTGCCACGTTGATGCTGCCGTCGCTGCATGTGACGGCCGTGTCGTCTGTCCGGAACCTCGCGGGCGCTGACCCGGTGGAGGTGACGGACTTCCGGTGGTCCCGGGCGGGCATGCTGCAGCGCCCGGGTGGGTGGCCTCGAGGGTTCCGCACGGTGGAGGTGACGTTGACTCATGGGTTCTCGGAACGGCCGGACGACTTGGCGGCGTTGTTGCGCACCTTGGCGAAGCGCACCGTGGCCAGTGAGACCATCGGGTCGCGGACGTTGCAGCTGGACCCGGTCGAGTCGATCATGACAGCCGAGATGTTGGACCTGTACCGGGTGGCTCCGGCGCCGTGAGCGTGTTCTCGGAGTCGGTGACCCTGCACCTGCCTGGGCAGCCGACGGGTGAGCTCGACCGGTACAACCGCCCGCTGGTGGGTGACCCGCAAGAGATACCTGCTACCGGGTGGTGGGAGCCTCGCGGCAACAGCGGCGGCAGCAGCAGCGAGGACACCGTCCAGGCAGAGCAGTACGTGACTGGGTACTGGCTGTACGTGCAGGCCCCTGAATGCGACCTGATCCGTGGGGACACGCAGGTGTCGTTGACGATCGCCGGCCAGTTGACGAGGTTCGAGGTCATCGGGGAACCGGGTCACCACCCGCAGGGTGTCCTGCTGGGGCGGTATGTGTGGGTGGCGCTGCAGCGAGTGACGGGCTGACCGGGCATGCCAAGGGTCCGCATCAGCGGCGATCTCATCGTTGACGCCATGCAGTCCGGCACTGTGCGTGCCGCGCTCGCAGCCAGAGCAGAAGCGACGGCGTCCCGGGCCCGGCAGATCGCGTCGGCTGAGGACGTCGATGTGACTGTGACGGTGGAGTCCGGGACTCGCCCTCAGGGCCGGCCGTTCGCTCGGGTGACCGCGGACAACGTGGACCAGGAGTGGGGGACGTCCAAGACTCGACGCTCCCGCATCCTTGGTCGCGCAGCGGAAGAGACGCGCTGATGTTGGTACCTCCGGATGGGCAGTTCGCTGACATCGAGCACGCCACCATCACTCACCTCTCAGGCTTCCTAAGCACGGCGAACGTGTCAACCCAGACCCCGGCGGACTTTGGTGGGCGGTTGCCGTTCCACAGGGTGACTGCTGGCCCGGGCGCGGATGATGGCATCACTGAGCGTGCGGTGGTCGATGTTGAGACGTTCGCTGCGGGCCGCGCGTCTGCTCGCGACGCGGCCGAGAAGGTGCGTGAGGCCATGAGGCACATGGCATCGACTGTCCCGGTGGCGGGTGCATTGATCGACAACGTGTCGACGGTGTCGCGGCCTCAGTTCGTGGAGTACCGCAACCCAAGAGTGACCCGGTTCGTCGCGTCCTACCGGGTGTCCCAACGTCTCAGCCGCCCGGGTTCCCTACCCGCTGCTGACTGATCCCACCCACCGCCGTTCCCGTCCTGGGGCCGGTACAACCACGCACCACCATCACCACAGGAGGAACCGGTGGCAACTTTCGCTGACAGCAAGCAGCACGACACGTCCAACATCCGCAAGCCCCTCGAGTTGGCGATCTTCGTCAAGCCGTGGGAGGAAAGCGACGACCCGATCACGCAGATTCACGACGCGACGGGCCTGCTGGTCCCCGCCGGGTATGTCGGGGTGGGGGTGACGACGAAGTCGGATGGTGCGTCGTGGTCCCGTGACCAGGAGGTCGCCGAGACCGAGTCTCACGGGTACGCGACCCCGACCCGGCGCGACATCACGAAGGACCAGCGCGGCCTGTCGTTCACGATGCAGGAGTCGAAACGGCAGTCGATGGAGCTGTATCACGGGCTGCGACTGTCGTCGGTGACGACGGACTCGGACGGCAACTTCTACTTCGACACCCCGTCCCGGCCCGAGAAGCTGAAGTGGCGTGCCCTGGCCATCGGCAAGGACGGTGCTGGCCCGGACGCGATCTACATGGCGCGGTGGCTGCCCCTGGCCGAGATCGCCGAGCAGCAGGAGCAGGCGTGGCAGGAGGAGCAGGAGATCCAGTACCCGGCTCAGTTCACTGCCTACCTCGACGACGCGGTGGGTACGGCGTTCCGTGAGCTGTGGGGCGGTCCTGGCCTGGATCACGCCGCGATGGGGTTCCCGGAGCCGCCTGCCTGATCGGGTGGCCCCGGCGCGCCTGGGTGGGTCTGCCGGGGCCACCTCACCCAAGCACCCGCCCACTCGACCCTGTTGATCCACACCGACGTCCTAGGAGGACGACATGGCTCAGAAGCAGACCACGACCCTGCAGGACCCCACGGGCAAGCGCAAGTGGGTGACCGACTCCGCGACTGAGGTGACCGACCTCCGCGCGCGCGGCTGGAAGGTCATCGACCCGACCGCCAACAGCGAGCCGGCCGCCAAGCGCAAGCCGCCAGCGAAGTCCTGACCCCCCGTTCCTCTCTGCTAGACCTGAAAGGCCCACCCACATGCCTGACCGCCAGTTCAAGACCTGGGACCAGTACGCCGCCGAAGCGGAGATACCACCGTTCGAGCTGCAAGTCTCACCAGATGAGACGCTGCAGTTCACCACCCCGTCCGGAACCGCGTTGATGCGGATCACCGACGGGTTGCGCACCGGCGACCTCGAGCTGATCTTGTCCTCGCTCGCCGGCGACCACTGGCCGCGGATGCTCGAGTTGATCGACACCGCTGGCCACCAGGTCGTCGCGGCGTTGACCGAGGACATGATGGACCACTTCAAGCTGTACGAGGACGTCGTCCTCATCGGCCCGGGTGGGGGTCGTGTGACTCGCTCTCGGCCCACCCAGATACAGGCGATGCTGAACCAGGGGTACCGCCCGGCGGGGGAAGCCCGCGCCTCCTGACGGTCCTGCATGTGGTGGACCGGTACGGGGAGGCGATAGAGGCTGATCTGCACCGCGTGTTCGGGCTGGACTTGTTGGACTTCTTCCGGGGCCGGTACTCGTGGCGCAAGCTGTTGGCGTTGCTCGCCTCGTTGCCGGCGGCGTCTGCGTATGGCCACGCCAGGGCGATGGACCGCGACTACGCCCGGCAGGTCATGGCCATGCCCAAGTCCGAGGTCGACTCGGGCGTCCCGTTCGCTGAGTACACCCCTGAGGCAGCGGCGCTCGACACGATCAGCGACCTGCTGCAGGCCGTGGTTGAACGCCTGGATGTGGCCAACGGCCAGAAACCGGCCAGGTTGCAGCCAGCGCAGCGGCCGGTGACGGCGTTCGAGTTGGAGCGTCGAGCGCAGGCCGCAGCGCGGATGGCCAGCTTGATCGATGAGGTGACGGCTGCGCAGCAACGTTGGGCCGAGCTGCACCCTTCCCCCTGACCTATCCACTGTTGACCTGACCGCCGAGGGGGTGCTCTTGTGCCTGACTTCAGCGGCCAGATGGCCACCGACGCGGTGTGGTTGGACGTCCTGCCTTCGATGAAGGGCTTTGGTCAGACCTTGGCGAAGGGTGCTGAGGCGGACGCGAAGAAGGCGGGGCAGCAGACGGGCCGCACCTACGGTAAGGCGCTGCTCGCCGGCGTTGCGGTGGTCGCTGCTGGCGGTGTCCTCGCGACGAAGGCTCTGCTCGGTGTAGGCGAGACGTTCGCTGGTATGACGAAGCAGATCGCTACGGACACTGGGGCCGCTGGGGACGAGCTCGACAAGCTGGTCGACCGGGCGAAGACCGTCAGTAAGCAGGTCCCGGCAAGCTTTGAGGACATCGGGGTGGCGGTGTCGGCGGTCGAGACGAACCTGGGCGGTCTGTCGCAGGTGTCGGACCGGGAGTTGACGAAGGCAACCGAGGACGCCCTGAACTACGCCAAGGCGTTTGACGTCGACGTGAACCGGGCGACACAGGTCGCTGGTCAGGTGTTGAAGACGGGGCTGGTGTCTGACTCGCAGGAAGCGTTCAACCTTCTTGTCGCGTCGTCACAGCAGGTGCCGGCGGCGTTGCGTGAAGACTTGCTGGACGCGGCCGATGAGTATTCGCCCTTCTTCGCTCAGGTCGGCCTGTCGGGTGAGCAGGCGTTCGCGGCGTTGGTCGCGGGCGCGGACAAGGGCGCGTTCGGCATCGACAAGACCGGTGATGCTCTCAAGGAGTTCACGATCCGGGCAACGGACATGTCGGAGTCCAGCGGTAAGGCCTACGAGGCCCTCGGGTTGGACCAGGAGGCAATGACTGCCGCGTTGCTGAAGGGCGGCGACGAGGGCAAGGCCGCGTTCGACAAGATCGTCGGGGGCCTGAACGACATGCAGGACCCGGTCGCGCAGTCTCAGGCTGCGCTGGCGCTGTTCGGAACCCCGCTGGAAGACTTGGGAACCGACCAGATACCCGCGTTCGTGGGGTCGCTCGCGCAGGCTGACGGGAAGCTCGCGAACGTCGACGGCGCGGCGGACCGGCTCGGGCAGACCCTAAACGCAGGCCCGCGGGAGCAGCTGAAGATCCTGGGCAACAACCTGCAGGTGGTGGTCGCTCCGGCCGCCGAGAAACTGTGGGCCGTCCTTGGACAAGGCATCGGGTTGCTGAACACGCACCTGGTGCCAGCGCTCAAGACGTTCATCGAGCAGTGGGGCGCCGGTGTTGGACGCGCTGGCCAGGTCCGTGCTGCGTTCGAGCAGGTGTGGGGTGTCCTCACCAGCCTCGGCGGCGTCTTGGGAAGGAACAAGACGGTCCTGGCAGCGTTCGTGGGGACGTTGCTGACGGCGCTCGCGGTCCGCAAGGTCATCGCCGCGTTCAAGGCGTTCAATCTGGTGCTGCGCGCGAACCCGGTGGGGTTGGTCATTACCGCGATCGCTGGTCTTGTCGCGGCGCTGGTGTGGCTGTACCGCAACAACGAGGACGCCCGGCGCATCATGAACCGGGCATGGTCGGCCATCAAGACCGTGGTTGCTGCGGTGGTGGACTGGTTCCAACGCTCCGGCATCCCTAGGTTCACCCGGGGGCTGCAGCGGGCCGGGCAGATCGCGACGTGGCTGTGGGAGAACGCAGTGTCTCCCGCGCTGTCCCGCATCCTGTCGCTGGCGAAGGTCGTGTTTGGGTGGGTGCGGGACACGGGGTGGCCGTGGATGCGTGACGCGTTGTCGAAGGTCGGGAACGCGGTCAAGGTTCTCTGGTCGCTGTACTGGGACCTGTACCTGTCGAAGGTGCTCGCGGTCGGCAAGCGTGTGTTCGGGTGGGTGCGGGACACGGGGTGGCCGTGGATGCGTGACGCGTTGCAGTCCATCGGCGACAAGGCGTCGTGGTTGTGGAAGCGCGGCATCGAGCCGGCGTTCGACGGGATCGGCGACGTCATCTCGGCTGCGTGGGACGGCGCGAAGCGCGTCTTCGACAAGTTCCGCGCCGGCATCGGCGCGGTCAAGGACGCATTCGGTGATGCCCGTGACGGAATCGGTCGTGTGTGGGGCGCGATCACGCGCACCGTCGCCGGCCCGATCCGCTCGGTCATCAAGTTCATCAACGACAAGTTCATCGGCGGCATCAACAGTCTGCTGTCCAAGGTGCCTGGGGTGTCCCTGCGGCTGAAGCTGATCCCGGTGCCGGGAATGCCGGCATCAGCTACGGACAACTCCGGGGCGCGCGGCCGGGGCCGCGGGTTTGGCGCCGGCGGGCGCCTGGCCTTCGCTGACGGTGGGATGATGCCTGGCTACTCACCGGGGCGCGACACCTTGCGGTTCGTCGGCCCCGCAGGAGTCCTCGACCTGGCCGGGGGGGAGCCGGTGATGCGACCCGAGTTCGGGAAGGTCGTCGGCCGCGGATGGGTGGACAAGGTGAACCACGCGGCCCGTACGGCAGGGGTGGCTGGTGTCCGTAGAGCGTTGGGGTTCGCTCGCGGCGGCATCATTCCCGGTGGGGCCAAAGGTGGCAACCCGGTGGACTGGATCACGTCCGCCGCTGGGGAACTCTACGACCTCGTCAAGGATCCCCTGTCCGTCGTCAAGGGCGTCGTATCCCGGCTCCTGGGCGGGATGGGGAACAGTTTGCCCGGCACCATCGCGAAGGGTGCGCTCGGTGGGCTCGGTAAGGGTCTCGGGGCGTACCTCAAGGAGCAGGTGCTCGGTGGCGAGTCAGGCACTGGTGGGGGCGGGTCGAAGGGCATTGGGTGGCGCCGCATGTGGGGCATCATCCGCAACGTGTTCCCCGACGCTGGGCTGTCGTCGGCGTACCGGCCTGGTGCGGTCACCGCCTCGGGTTACCGGTCCTATCACGGGCAGGGCCGCGCGGTGGACCTTGTCGGTTCAGGCGGGCTGATGCGGCGCATATTCGACTGGATCGTCAAGAACTTCCGCAACAGCCAGGAGATCTACTTCGGGCCCGGCGGGTCGGCGTACAAGGACGGTCGCCGGCACTACCTGAAGGGTGTGACCGCGGCCACGCACCCGTTCAACCACGTGCACTGGGCGATGGCGGACGGCGGCATCCTGGATGACCTCAGCAACCGGGCGTCGTCGTCGGCGCTCGCCGCGCTGCGACCGCGGGTGTTCGACACAGGCGGCACTCTCCGGCCAGGACTGAACCTGCTCGACAACCGCCTGGGTCACCCTGAGCACCTGACTCGTACAGACCAGATCGGGGCGAACCCATTGGTAGGTCACGTCAGTTTCGAGGGAGTAAGCGCCGACGACGGTGCTTATTTGATGGATGAGTTGCAGCACACGTTGCGGCGCATCCGCGTCGGGTCGTTGGCTGAAAGGACGGCGACGGCGCGATGAGCCTGGCGGATGGAATGTTCGAGCTGGACGGAGTTCAGTGGGGTGACCGTGGTCTCCTAATCGCGACGGAGTTCGATCCTGGCAGCGTTGATCTGCGGACCCAAGATGAGGCATTGCCTGGTGTTCACGGCGTGCAGCCTGGGCGGGACATGCTCGGTGGTTCAACGTGGGCGTGGACGGTATCAACCAATACGACTGATCTTGACGGTGCCCTGTCGGCGGCCCGGGGGCTGGCTGCTGTGTGGCGTGGTTACTTGGCAGAACCCACGCGTCTGGCACGGTTGCGGCACACCCTCGGTGACCGCACGGTGTGCGTGTTCGGTCGCCCCCGCCGTTTCTCTGGGCCGTCGGGGAGTGTGTTGGCGCGGCAGGGCGCCGGCCCCGTTGTCATCGACTTCGCCCTGACCGATCCTGTGGTCTACGCCGACGCTCTGGAGTCGCTTGAGCTGAGCCTGGTGCAGGACACCGATGGGGGGGCGGTGTGGCCGGTGACGTGGCCGGTGGTGTGGGGTGCGTCGTCGGTGGCCCGTCAGGGGCTGGTGTTCGTGGATGGTGACGCGCGGGTGCCGTTCCGGGTGGTGGTGGTTGGCCCGGTGACGGGCCAGTGTTCCGATATCACTGTGACGGGCCCGGGGTGGGCGGTGGACGTGCCGGGCCCGGTTGCGTTCGATGAGCAGCTGGTGGTGGACACGAGGTCGATGACGGCGACGATCGGTGGCCGCCACGGCGTGGAGTTGTCCCGCAGGACCCGTCTAAATGCGCGTCTCGCGCCGGGACAGTCGGAGCTGACGTTCTCGTGCGCGGACGCGACCCGGACGGCGACGGCGACGGTGTCGTGGCGCCCGGGCTGGCATTCGCTGTGACCGACCAGACCGAGGAGACACGCTGATGGGTTTCATGACGACGTACGCGGTGGATGGGTCGAGGACCCCTGCGGCGGGGCAGAGGATGGCCACGTATGCCTCGAGCTTCGGTGCTCGTGGTGTGGTGGAGCCGGATCACCTGAAGGTGGTGCCGGTGTCGGGGCTGACGGTGGGTGTGGCCCCTGGTGCGGTGCTGGTCGCGGGTGGGGAGTCGGGGACGTCCCGGTGGCAGACGTATGTGGCTGGGGTGGACGCTACGGATGGGGACGCGACGGTGACGATCCCTGGCCCGTCGTCGTCTGGTCGTGAGCGGCACGTCGTCGTCACTGTCCCGGACCCTGAGCGGGCTGGGGTGTCTGCGCCGGCGGACCCGCTCACCGCGGTCTACGCGGAGCTGCAGGTGCTCACGGGTGCCCAGTGGGCCGCTCTGACGGTGCCGCACTACCGGCTGGCGACGATCAACATCCCGGGCTCGGCGTCGGTGATCACTGAGGGGATGGTCACTGACCAGCGTGAGGTCGCGCTGCCTCGCACACAGCGGGATCTGCGGACACACCGGGTGAACACCGGCGACGAGGACCTGTTGTCGACCGCCGCCTCGGGTGGTGAGACGTGGCCTGACATCGGCCCGTACGAGGTGCGCTGCCCCGAGTGGGCCACCCAGGTCAACGTGATCGCCACCTTTGCTCAGGTGGCGTGCCCAAACGCTTTCGGTGGGCATGTGTGGACTCGGCTGCGGACGCTGAACGGCGTCGAGGAGATCGAGACCCAGGTGACTCGTGTCGAGTCGGACGTCACTAGCCCGTCGCGGCAGACGTGGGTCGCGACGGGTTCTAAGGCCGTCCCTGCGGGGATGCGCGGCGAGGTCGTGTACATCGCCACGAAGGGCCGCATCGACGCTGGCACGTCTGCGGCTGACCAGCCCCGGCTGCGGTCCGGCTCGGGTGTGGTCGTCGATGTGCAGTTCGTCGAGGAGGCTGAGTGAGTTTGTGGCGGTGTGTCGCGACCCGGGTGCATGGTGACGGCACGGAGACTCTGACCGCGCCGGACCTGCCGTTGACGGGTGTGCGGGTCGCGCGTGCCCTGTCTGGGCCGGGTGGGGTGTCGGGGACGGTCCCGGTGGAGGTCGCGCGGCTAATGGGCGCTGATGGGCTCCCGGTGTTGACGCCGTGGTCGTGCGCGGTCTACGCCGAGCGGGACGGTGTGATCGTCGCCGGTGGGCTCGTCACGGATGAGGCGTTGTCCCGCCAGGGGGCCGCGTTGGGGTTGTCGACGGTGGGGTTCTCCGCGTACCTGGAGGGCATCCCGTATGAGGGTGAAAGGTCGTGGGTGGACGTCGACCCGGCTGACCTGGTGCGGCACGCCTGGGACCACGCCCAGGGGTTCACTGGTGGCGACCTGGGTGTGGTCGTGGACGACACCACCACCCCCGTCAGGGTCGGGGAGGAGGAGCGGGACGTGGCGTTCACCACCGGTGAGGGCGAGGACGTGTCGTTCTCGGCTGGCCCGGTCCGGTGGAACCATTGGTCCACGCATGACCTCGGGTCCGAGGTCGACAAGCTCGCGTCCGACACGCCCCTGGACTACGTCGAGCACCACGCCTGGGCTGGTGAGACGGTGTCCCACCGGTTGCGGCTCGGGTACCCGCGGCTGGGTCGGCGCCGCACGGATCTGCGGTTCGTGGTGGGGGAGAACGTGACGGTGGAGCCGACTGTGGGAACGGGCCCGTGGGCCTCCGAGGTGGTCGTGCTCGGTGCGGGGGAGGGCCGGACGATGCGTCGTGGTGTCGCCGCGGGCAAGCTCGCCGGCCGGTTGCGTCGCCCCGCGGTCGTGGTCGATAAGGCGTTGCAGTCTCACCGTGACTGCGAGGCCGCTGCTGCCGCTGAGTTGGCGTGGCGCACCGGGGCCGATGACGTGTCACGGGTGACGGTGATGGATCACCCGTCGGCGCCGATCGGGTCGTGGACGCCCGGCGACGAGGTCTTCATCCAGGGGTCCGGGCAGGGGTGGGCCGGTGGGCTGCATCAGTGGGTGCGGGTCCTGTCCGATGAGACCACACCTGCGACGGACACGGCGGTGTTGACGGTGGCTGCTGCGGGGAGGGCGTGATGGCCACGTCGGACTCGGTGCTGGACTTGGCGCGCACCATCCACCAGCTGAAGCGTGACATTGCCCGCCTGAACGCCGGCCGGGTCGCGCCGCAGCTCGCGGCGTCCGCGCTGGAGGATGGGGCGATACCGGAGTACGACGCCGCCGGCACCTTGGTGGGCGTCATCGGGAAGCAACCTGACGGGTCCCATACCCATGTGGTGCTGGACGGCCCGACACCTTTGCAACCTTCGGCGCCGACCTGCACGGGTCTGGCTCTGGAGGTCGAGGTCGCGTGGGACGGGCATCTGGTGCACCCGGACACGGGCCAGGTCGACGAGCACCTGACCCAGAAGGCCGACACCGACGCCGTTGAGGTCCACCTCGGTGACAGTGACGTGTTCTTCCCGTCCTGGGGTGCCGCCGGCGGCACGTTGCGGGGCGAGATCAGGGCACGTACCGCGTCAACGGCGGGTGTGCCAGCACCGGCGGGGGACTGGTGGGTGCGGCTGGTGGTCCGCTCGCAGGCCGGTAAGCACGGCCCGCCCTCGGTGGCGGTGCCGGTGACGGTGGAGCCGCTGGTCGACCAGGGGCAGTTCGATGACTTGCAGGGCGACTTGGACGCCGCTGAGGCGAGCCTGGTGGACGCCCAGGGTCGCCTTGATGCTGCGTTTGTTCGCTTGGACAGCGAGGGTCGCTCGGTGGTGCTGGAGCCTGACACCAGCGATGCTTCAGTGTGGGACCTGTTTAACGAGTTGGCGGTAGGCACCCCGGATGGGCTGGTCAAGGACGGCCCTGGTCACGGGTGGATCATCTCCAAAGACCAGGTGCCGTTCGACCCTGATGCGCTGTACCGGGTGCAGGCCACCGTCGAGGTCACGCGCGACACCACTGGCTCAGACCATCGGGTGTACGTGGGTGTGGCTGGGCGCAGCGCAAGCGGCGAACTGGTCAACAAGAAGGGCGCAGCGTCGTATGCGTCGCAGCACTATGTGGCCGTCGCGGGCTACCAGCAGACCGTCGCTGATGGACCCGTCACCTACACGGGGTGGGTCCGTGGGCATGCGCCAGCCGGGCAGGACGCGCCGGGGGGCGCCGCGCCTGACCGAGACGACCCCGCTGTGGTGCATGCCGATGTCGAGGCGCTATCCGCGCTGGCGATCCTGGACTACAACAATGGTGACGGTCGCTGGGTGATCAGCGATGTGACGATCACGCAAGACACGGCCACCTTGTCGGCTGCGGCGCGCGTGGCCGCGAACGCCGCCCAGTCCACTGCCAACCAGGCCGTGTCGGACGCGGCGGACGCCGACGCTGCCGCGCTCGCCGCAGCGGGGCTGGCTGAGTCCAAGGGGGAGGTCATCTACCAAGCGTCACCGCCCACAGGATCGCGGGCGAACGCCGCAAACCTATGGATCAGGGCCTCTGACAACAAGCCGCACACTTTTGACGGGTCGTCGTGGGTGGCGGTCACTGACCAGGCCGCGCTCGATGCTGCCAGCGCCGCCGCCGCCGCCGACTCTGCGGCGCAGCAGGCCATCGCGGACGCTGCTGCCGCCCAGGATGCTGCCGACGCGGCGCAGTCTGCTGCTGATGGGGCGCAGTCCACGGCGGATGCTGCGATGGTCACCGCGTCCGGCAAGAACACCATCACCTATACCGACGTGCTCGCCGCTGACAAGCCTGGCGGGCCACCTGCTGCGGATTCTGGCCGTGCGGTGAATGACGTGCACCGCAACCGGAATGCGTCCACGGGCGAGGTGTATGCGGAGTGGCTGTGGTCTGGGACGGCATGGCGGGTCGTCAACTTCGGCGACGCGATCCTGCGGTCCTTGGACGTCGGCAAGTTGACCGCCGGCACGGGTGTCATCCAGCAGGCTGTCATCGACCGCATGGCTGTGCAGCTCGCGGACATCATCGAGGCCAACATCGGGAACTTGACGGTTACGGGCGACGCGCAGATGGCGACCGTGGTGGCCCAGGCCATTGCCTCGCAGACTGGTGAGTTTCTTCAGCTTTTGGCGGATCAAATCACGGGCGGCGAGATCGTCGCCCTGGTGAAGATTTTGTCGCAGGGTGAGTTGCAGGTGGGGGACACCTCGCAGGTGCATGTGCGCATCAAGGATGGCGCGGTGCGGGTCTACTTGCCGGGTCGTGAGGTCGAGGCGGGGGTGTGGGGTGACCCGATCGAGATCGCCGCCTTCGGTGGGACGCAGGGCAACTCGGTGGCTGCGGTCGACCCCGCGACGGGTGCCGTGCTTGGTGCGTTGCGCTCGGACGGTAGTGTCACGTCGGGGCATGTCGACGCTTCGCGTGTCACCCTCGACGGGGACGACCTTCAGGGGCTTCTGGACCGGGGTTATCAGCGGATCGTGGCCCGTGGCGAGTATTCCACCAAGGTGGGTCCTTACAACACTAAGACGGGCGTCTACGAGCTCGGGTTCAGGGTCAAGGAAGGCCATTCGTACCGTTTCAACGCCCGCTTTCGTGGGCGTTGCCCGACTTCGTACTTCTCGGCTGGGATTACGGCGGTGCGTCGGGAGACGAAGGCTCTCACTGACGCTCCGCTGGTCACGTCGTCCCCGGTGGGTGACACGCTGTTCTTCGATTCGGGGTCGTCGCTGTTCGAGTCGCGTATTGCGGCGTGGGAGTACGTCCCGCCCGGCGACGGCTACGCCCGTGTCTTGTTCTGGGTGGATTCTGCGAACTCATCGCATGACGTGGATAGTCGGGGGCATTACTTCTGGGTGGTTGATGAGGGTCCGACCGTGTTGCTGTCGGGGCAGCCGTCGATGGGTGGGGCGTCCGGGACGACGGCGCCCCCGGTGGCTGAGGTTGATGACTTCCGGTTCTTCTGGCGATTCGAGGACCACCAGGTGTGGTCGCAGTTCGGGAAGAACACGTCTTTCGACCCTCACTTCTTGCGGCACGGGCAGGGTGGTTCGTCTCGCTACCGAACGTATCTGCCGTTCAGTCAGCTCATGCGGGATCAGGTCGCTGCTGCGGACGACCTCACCAAGGCGGAGCTGTACCTGTCTGGGGCGCAGGGCCGCAGCGATGTCGACTTGTGGGTTGGGACGATCCGCACCTTGGACGTGGACGGGTCCACCGAGCCGACGATCTATGACGGCAAGAGAATGCTCGATAGCAAGAACAACCCTGTCACGTTCAGTCCGGGCGACAAGGACTATGTGACCCTGCACGCAGATCACCTGGCGGACATCAAGTCGGGGCTAGCGAAGGGCCTCGTGATTGGGCGGACTGTGTGGTCACCGCTGATCGACTACTACGGCACGGGGGCGTCCCAGTCCGACCGTCCACGGCTTCGACTCACAGGAACGGAATAGGGGTACAACATGACTGACTTGACCGAGCTGTCCACAGACGAACTGCGTCGGCTGTTCCGGGACGTGCAGGCAGAGATGAACGCACGTCGAACCTTGGAGGAGGCGCCTGGGCTTGCGCAAGAGGTGGAGGCGCGCCTGGTGCGGGAGCGTGACGACGTGGCTAGGGGCTATCTGCGGGCTCGGGATCGGGGCGTGGCGTCGGGCGAGGCCCCGCCGTGGGTTCAGCCGACCGGGGCTCATGATGCGTACCCGCTGAACTTCGTCGTGGCCCATGCCGGCACGGTGTGGGTGTCGCTGATTCCCGCGAACACCACTGAGCCCGGCGACGATGGTGACCCGCAGGCTTACCGGTGGTGGAAAGACATCTCAACGCCGGCGCCCGGCCCCGGTGACGACAACTGGGAGCCGGGGCAGGTCTACGAGGTCGGCGACTCGGTGATCTGGGCTGCTGACGTCTACGACTGCATCCAGGCTCACACGGCGCAGGCCGGGCAGGAGCCCCCGAACACACCGGCCCTGTGGGAGCTGTGGGTCGACCCTGACGGCGACGGCCCCGGCCCGGTGGATTGGCTCGCGGGCGTGAACTATGTCGTAGGCAACCTGGTGGTCTTCGAGGGTGTCACGTATCGGGCGTTGCAGGATCACGCGTCGATCTCGGTGCACACTCCGCCGCTGGTGCCGGCGTTGTGGGAGGTGGTCAGCGGTGCCTGACCGTCGCTACACCGCCACCACCACGGTCCCTGACCGTGTCTTGGCGCACCCGTTCGAGGTGTGCCTGGCGGCGATGTACCTGGTCCTCGGGGCGGCGTTCTGCGCTGGCCGGGTCGCGTCGTGGTGGCTGTCAGCGTCCACCCTGGCGGTGCTGCCGCTCTACCCGACAATCCTGATGGCCGCCGCGTTCCTGGTCGGGGGCGGGCTCATCCTCTGCGGGCTGCTGCTGTCGGGTGACCCGCAGGACTCCACGGTGGCGTGGATGAAGGAACGCCTTGGGCTGGTCGCAGCTACCGCTGGGTGGCTGATCTATCTGTGGCTCTGGGTGGTCTACTACCAAGAGACGTTCTTGACGCTGGCCCCGCCCGTGGCGGCTATCGCAGCTCACGTGCTGCGGATCGTCGCCCTGGAGCGGGTGGAGGAGTGGGCTGTGCGGCGGCAGACCGAGCGCGGTGACACATGAGCCTGGCCAGCATCGACTCCACTGTGATCGCCTCCATCGTCAGTGCCGTGGCCCTGCTGGCCGGTGCGTGGCTGACGCACAAGTGGAAGTCACGCGATCCTGTGACGAGGGCGTCTGCTGCGTCCACGATGGCCGAGCAGCAGATGGCTACCGCGGGGTCGCTCAACGCCATGTTGTCGGCGCAGTTGGAGCGTCAAGACCGTGAGTTGAAGACGCACAAGGCGCAGATCGCGAAGGTCTCGGCCAGGCTCGACTCCCAACACCGCGACATGAACCTGATGGCGGGCCGGGTCGAGTCGCTCGAGCGGATGCTGTCCACAGCGGTGTCGTACATCGAGCGGCTGCTGCGGGATATGCGCGCCGGGCACGACCGGCCGACGTCACCGATCCCACCCGAGCTGCATGACCGGATCGACCCTGCCTTGATGACGTGGACCCGCCCCGGCCCGATGGGCATCCCACGTCAAGACACCTGACCGAACCGGACCACCCGTAACCGTGAGCCCCGCCACTGTGCGGGGCTTCTGCATTGGAGGAACACCCGTGACTGAGCACGAGGTCATCGAGCGCGTGATGCGCGTCGTCGAGAAGCAGGTGGGGTACAGCAGCGGCAACCCGCGCAGGTCGAAGTACGCGCAGAACGGGTGGCAGGGGCTGTGGTGCGCTCGCGGGATCAGCACCTGTGTGATGTGGGCGTTGGGCGTCCCCGCTGGCAATGCGGCCATCGGTCGCCAGGGTGGGATGACGGTGGGGTGGGCTGCGACGTGGTTGTGGCTGGGCTGGTTCCGGAGGAACCGGGAGTATCCGGGGTATCGGAACGCGGTACGCGGCGACATCCTCATGATGCGGTTCCCGAACCCGTCGGGGGGCCGGTCGAAGAACCCAACGAACCACGTCGAGATCCTCACCGCTGACGCCGGCTATGACCGGCAGCGGGGGTGGTTCTTCGACACGGTCGGTTTCAACTCGGTCGCCTCCGGCCGGGGCGGTGGCCGGCCGGGTGAGGGCGCGACTGTGTCTCGGCAGCGCCGCTACTTGCGGTCGGGGACGATCGTCGGTACGCACCGGCCGGACTGGGGCGCCGCCGCGAAGATCATCGCGAAGACCGAGCGGTACGAGCCGGTCGGTATGACCACTGAGCAGGTGCAGGCCGTCGTCGGCGTGACCGTCGACGGTGACTACGGCCCGAAGACCCGGACCGCTGTCGCCAGGCACCAACGTCACCTCGACAAGGCCGGGTTCGACCCTGGCCCCGCAGACGGACTGTGGGGCTCCCGCACGACCAGAGCACACAAGGAGTACAACGTGACACTGCAGCGCATCGAGCAGAAGCTGGACAACCTCCAGGACGACGTGGACCAGCTCCGCACGGCTGAGCCCGCGGCGTCCCGCGCGGACGTCCGAGAGGTCGTCAAGACCGAGATCATGCGGGTGCCCCGCCTGGTCTGGTCGTACGTCGTCGCCCACCACGGGCCTTTCAACGCGTGGTGGTTCCTGCGCCGCGGTCTCGTGCTCGACCCCGAGCACCGCCGCTTCCCTGCTGACCCTGGCTCCCCTGCTGACATCCAGATGCAGGTGGCATCCAAGACCCTCGGGGCGCCGCCGCGGCCCTACACGGCCGCTGTGGCCGCCGAGCTCGACGAGAAGGAGAACACCCCATGACCATGCCGGCTTTCAACCCTGGCTTCATCCCCGCCAAGGCCCGTGGCCACGTCTACACCGTGTTCGGGTTCGTGGGTCTCGGTGTCGGCGCCGCCCAGGTTGGGTATGCGGCCGCCGACGCCGGGCAACCGGTGTGGCTGACTGTGTCCCTGTCCGTCTACGCCTTCCTGGGGACCGCGATCGGGTACACGGCCGCGACGAACACCCCGGCGCAGGATGGCCAGACGGTGGCGCTCATCGAGGACGATGAGGCACCGGCCGCCGAGGTCGACCCCACCACCTGACGCTGATGCCGGCGACGCGGTGCACCTGTGTGCGTGCCTACCAGGCGCGGGGTGTGCTGCGCGGCCTGCTCGTCTACCTGGGGGTGCCGCCTCTGATGGTGCTCGCGTCTGACCCTGCCTGTCCCGCACCGACCCACGTAGAGGAGGTACCGGCATGATCAGCAGCGTTGTGGTCTGGGGCGAGTAGAATCGACCCACAACGACCCGCCTGAGCCCTCATGCTCACCGCGGGCGTCACGGGGGCGACAGGTATCGTCGCCGGCTCAGAACCGCTTGTCGGAGGGCCGGTGCACCCGGGTTCGAGTCCCAGCGCCTCCACCCCCCCAACGGAAGCCGCCCCACCCTGACGGGTGGGGCGGCTTCGTCATGTCCTGGGCCGGGCTACTTCCCGAGCCAAGCCCGTATGGTCATGCGGGTGACGCCGACCTGGCGGGCGGCCTCGACCTCGGTCATCCCGTCTGCGACGACGACGCGCACGCAGGTCTTGAGTGCGGCCAGGGCGTCCTCGGCCGCTGACTGTGCCTGCCGGTGAGCGGCGACGTGCGCGCCCAGGTCGTAGAGCTCCGAGGTGTCGATGAGCAGCTGATCGTCGGCACGGGAGTCCATGACCGTGCGCTCGCCGCTGTGCACGTCCAGAAGCGGGACCTCGACCCGCTCTTCGGCGTGCTCGCGTGTGCTGGTGACAGGGGTGGGGTCAGCGGTGACGATGTGCTGCCGGCCCCATGCCTGGATTCGGTCGCTGGTGGTAAGCCGGTCCGCTCGTTTGTAGGTCTGCATGGTGGCTTCTCCTGGGGGTGGGGGCGGGGGTCAGCGGGACAGGATGGTGTAGGCGCGGACCCATGCAGCGGCGCGGGCGGCGCGGCGTGCGTCGGTGTAGGCCTGGCCCTTGCCGGCGGCTGCGACGGGGGCCACGATGTCTGCCCAGTCCGTGTCGTCGGCGAGGGCAAAGCGCCCCGCTAGGTCGGGCGTGAGCGCTTGGTTGCCCAGCTGCTTGGCGGTCTCCATGACCATCGGGTCGACGTCGTTGCCGAGTGAGTCGGTGAAGACCTTGGTCTCTGCGTCAGCGCGGGCCTGCTCGCGGGCGGCGCGGGCGGCCTTGTCCTCGGGGGACTCGTGGCGGCGGCGGGGCCGTAGCCCGCCGGTCTGGGTGCTGGTCTCGTTCTGCATGGTGTGGGTTCCTCTTCCTCGGTGTGTATAGCCACTATACAACGAAGTGCAGGGAAGTGTCAACCCGCTATACAAGAACGTCTGCCCCACCCTCCCAGCGCAGGAGGGTGGGGCGGCTTTGCTGTGCTGTCGATGAGGCGGATCAGTTGCACTTGCCGTCGAAGAACGCTTCCGCTTCGCTCCGGGTGACCATGTCGTCGCTGCCCTGCAGGAACGCGTCGAGCATGGCGTCCTGGTCGAGGCCCCACCCAAGGCAGATGTCGCCCTGTTGGCTGGTGGACATGTTGCCCCATGTGACTTCGAGGGCCATCGACCCGATCTCGGAGTCGGACAGCCCGATGTCTCCATCTCCTTCGGGTGCTGCGGCTTCGACGGTCTCGGTGACGGTGGCAGTCTCAGTCTCCGTCGCGGTCTGTGTCTCAGTGATGGTCTCGGTCGCGGGCTCGCCTTCGGGTGCGGGTTCGGTGACGGTGACCGCTGCGGGTGTGGGCCCGGCGACGGTGACTGTCTCGGTGGTGGGTGTGGTGTCGTCGCCGGCGCTGCCGACGACGGCGCCGCAGGAGAACAGCAGGATCCCTGTTCCTGCTGCGACGATCCCGGTGATGAGCTTGCGTGCCATGCTTCCTCCTGGTGGTGGCCTCCCCCCTGGGTTGGAGGTAGCCGGGTCGGGGTTAGGCGGCGGTGTTGACGATGTGCCGCTTCGCTTCGGTGGGGACGTGGGTGTAGATCATGGTGGTCTCGGGGCGTGCGTGCCCGAGCAGCTGTTGCACGGCGAGCAGGTCTTGGCCGGCGGCGTAGGCACGGGTCGCGAACCGGTGCCGCAGCTGGTGGGGGACGACGCCGGGCCCTAGGGCATCACTGATCAGCTTCCCCACGTACCTGGCCGACAGGTGCCCTGGGTGGGTGCTCGAGGGGAACAGCCACCCTTCGGGGCTCTCGCGTAGCCGGGCGGCGAGGTCGCGGGTCAGCGGCACGATCCGTTCGCGGCCACCCTTGCCGGTGACGTGGAGGCTGTGCCCGCCGGGGTCGGTCAGTATGTCGCGGGTATGAACCCGGGCGACCTCCGCTCGGCGCAGGCCGGCGCTGGCTTGCAGTCGGATCATAAGCTGCACCCGCGGGGTGGCTCGCAGGATGGCTTGGGTGACGGTGCGCTCGTCGGCGGGTCGTGGCGCGCCGTGCGGGCCGCCGATGGTGGGTAGGCCCACGGTGGGGTCTGTGGTGATGTGCCCGGTGCGGTGTGCCCACCGGTAGTAGGTGGTCAGCGCGGCCCGGTAGGACCGCAGCGTCGACGTGGCCCAGCCCTTGCTGGCGACCCAGTCGACGAGTTGCGCCGTGGTGAGCGCGTGCAGGTCCCCGAGCTCGCGGGAGACCCGCCCGAGTTGGTAGATGCGTAGGTCGATCGTGGACTGCGGCCGGCCCCCGGCTCGCAGCCACGTCTCGAAATCCTCTACAGCATCTCTGCTGCTGCCCTGCTGCATTACCGGAGAATGCACTACACCGACGCCCGGGTGCGCTTCGCTGACCGGGACCAGACGTAGCCCTGGGCGTGTCTTGACCATCGCGGATCGTGCTTTGACCTGGCGCTTACGGCAGGCAGGGTCGAGGGTCGACGCCGGCCTCTGCTGCAGCTTCGGGCCAGGGCCGCCACGGCTGCCCGTTGAAGTGGTGGCGCACGTAGGTGTCGGCGACCTCGGGTGGCGCTGGCCGCCATGCCACCAGGGATTGCGCACTGATCAAGACTTGCGCTAAGTTGGGCACATGAGCACGCAACCAGTCGGCGCAGTACCCAGCATTGAACGCCACACTCGACTTCGTGTGGCGCGAGAGTTCGCTGGTCTAGATCAAGCAGACCTGGCCGAGGCGATGGGGGTTGGGCGCAACACGGTCTCGAACAACGAGACGGGCAAAGTGGCCCCGCGGCGCATCGTGCTGAAGGCGTGGGCACTGGCCACCGGGGTCAACCTGCAGTGGCTCGAGACGGGCGTCCCGCCCGTCG